CCGCACTAAATTGACTTGTACCTTGTACATTGCCAGCACGAACTTTCCAATACCAAGTGGCTGTTAATAATTCAATACTTTTGAATGAAGTAGTTGATCCTGTGGCAAATGGTCCACTATTAAGACTACGAGTAGATCCTTGAAATGTATAACTGGTACCATCACTGGATGCCCAGAATTCCATATCAGTAACAACACCTGTGGGTATTGTTGCGGTAACAGTCATGCTGGGTTGACTACTAACTGTGCTTCCTACCACAGTGGGCGCATCGGGTGTCTGAATAGCGGCCAAGTTGGGATTTGAACTAGTTCCTAACAATGGAGTAAATTGATCTATTGTATCTACAGTATAAACATCTGGATTGTAACTGAGTCCAGTAACCGCAATGGTCAATTCACCTTTGTCATCTTCAGATTTGATTAATTTGATAACACGAAATTGTCTATTGGTAAAACCATAGGTGCTGTTTGTAAGACCAAATACATCACCTACTTGTAAATTGTAACTGGAAAAGTCTGTTTTGAATTCAACAGCTAGATCTTCTCTACTTTGGCGTAACATGATATTACCAATAATAGCCGCTTGAACTTGATTGTTAATTAGATCATGTTGTAATTTAAGAACATTGATAGGCTCATTGTAATCCAAATCTTGACTAGGTAAATCAATACGAATGTAATTGTTTTGATCTCTATAATAAGCATAAGGAAATTGTACTTCAACGCTATTGTAATAACTATCTAATGCTGTACCTGTGGCACTGATTTGTCCTATGATATTGTGATCACCGAAACTAAATGTTTGACTAACAACCTGTTGAATTAACACACTCCATTTACCAGTAGATACATCGTAGGTAATATAACTACCGGCTGTGGCAGCTATCTTGTCCATATTGTCTAAAACTTTATTACTAGTGTCTATCAGACCATTAATAGCATATCGTTGTTGTGCTGTATATGCGCCATAAGTTACTGATTGGCTACTATAGGTATTCAATGCGGCAATGCTTGTGGTATTGATTAAACTGGAATCAATGCCCGCACCATAAAGATCATTGACCATGTAATCATACAAACAATCACCTGGCAAACTCATGGTATTGACCACATGGAATTTCAAATTGGGAATTGTGTGTTGACCTTTGTTTTGATCATAATTTAATTTGACAATGGCAAAGATTAAGTTTTCTGCCATATAGGTATCGTTCCATCCAGGCATAATGCTATAGGCCGCAGGAGGAACTGTGCCACTAATAGCTGTGGTTGTACCAGGAGTTACTGGCAACATAGGACTACTACTATTGCCTTGATACAAATAGATACCTATTAGACCGCTGGGATTGGTATCTTGTACTCCAGTATCATCTGTGGTATAATCTACCGTTGTGCCATCACTTTTGAATGTGATTAATTTGTTGTCTAGATAGATCGCATCAATATGAATACTACTGGCAGAACCTGTAGAATATAAATTACCTGTAGTTTCACACAAGGCAATGGCAGTCCAAAGACTTTGATTGTTATTGGTTAATTCGATATCAAATATGGTACCATTAAAATAACTAGCACCATAGGCCACCGGAATTTTGTTAGTGGTAGCTGGAGCAACTTGGATACGATTATCAACAACAGTTGTGGTTGTGTTATTTTTATTAGTAAGTCCTGTGATGAATCTCATTAGACCAAATGCCACAGCCACACGAGCAAATATACCGCCTAATCCAGCACCTTCTCCAAATATCGAACCTAGAAAATCCCACATATCTATTCCTTATGCCTGTACTACCATGCCAGTAGTTGGACTAATAGTACTGACTGGTGTATTGCCACCAAAGTCCCATACCGCATCAGTCAAACTGGCCACCCTGTTCATGCTGTTGTCACCGGGGAACCAATACAATTGATCTGCCTGATTGGTTCTGCGTCCACTTTCTTGTTTGCTTAACACAGCCAATGTGCTGGCACAGGTCAAATTAATCGTGCTGGTAATGCTTTGACTGGCGTAATTGGTCCATTTTTCATCAATTGAAAAGTTACTGACTACTCCAACAAATTCCAATATTGGATTACCAGTAATATTCAAATAATTGCCATTGGTGTCAAAAAATACTTTGCGTATTTCTACTGGTGCCGCTTTTATTGGATTGGCCACAATGTCGGCCATGTACTGTTGCGGAATACCGCTTAAACTTATTGTGACATCTGCTTGACTGGATTTGATTTCATTGGTAATTTGTGTAACACCCAACAATGTACCTACAGCTGGGTAGCTATAACTTTCTCCATCATTTTCAACAATTGAAAATGGAGTTGAATGATTGCTTACACGCACCACCACTTGGCTTCCATTTTGCGTGAATACCATACGAATGAATGTGGCCTGTTGAATGCCACGATAAGCAGTTAGATTTAGTGCTGATGTCATGGTGTTGGTAACGCCTCTACAAAGATAAATGGTTTATCCCAAGTAACAATATTACCAGGATTGATTTTGTAATCAGGTAATTGAGTACAGATTAAATTGAATGTGACATTGTTGCCCACAGTCAATCCATAAGTGCCGCTGGATTCTAGCACAGGACGATTAAATGTAACTGTGGTACCACTGTTATTACCATAAACACTATAAACTCTTGGTTGACCAGTAAGTTGAACAACATCGCCACTAATCAATGTGCCACTGTTGATAGTTGCTGTGTTTGATCCTTGTGTAACTGTAATGCTAGTTGGTGGAGTTGTATCTTGATAAGGAAACAAATTCAAATGACTAAAACTGGCTGTGAATGCTGTGAATCTATCTAAATTATCTATTGTTTCGATATAACCTCTAATACTGGGATCATTGTATCTCAATCCTGTTGCTGGGGTAACTGTAAAGCGCCAAACAATACCAGCACGACTAACACTACGCACAGTTTGATCGCGGGCTATGGTTGTGGCCACAATACCACGCTTGTTGATCTGTACATCTTGTGCGTTATCTATAATCCATTGAAAACTCATTTTATAATCCTCCGGCCGCGCCAGGTATCATGTTTTGTCCACGCAAGGTCACCGCATACAAGAAACTTGGATCCTGGGCAATCATTTGTTGGAAACTTCTAGCATCGGTAGCATTGATGTTATAGGTCACATTGGTCATACTATTTTGATTTTGACCTGATTGTCCTATCTGACTATTAGGAGTAACTGACATGCCAGCGGCTCCACTAATAATTTCAGGACCATTTTCACCTACCATAACTGGACCATTGGTTGGAATTGTTCCACCATCGGCAAATCCTAATAATTTACCTACTCCAGCAAATAGACTTGAGCCACCGCCACCCGATGATGTTAAACCATTTGAATTGAATAAACCAGCAAATAATTGTTTGATCTGACTACGCAAGATATCTTCAGCAATGTTTTGTAGCAAGGTATCAAAACTTAATTTACCTGTTTTGGCAAAATTAACAATAGCATCTTCCATGCCTTTAGTACTATCATCAAATAATTTCTTAGCGGCTGTAGCACCATTGCCAGCATCCTCTACATATTGATTAATGGATTTTTGCCATTCATTGCTCCAACTTCTTGCCGCATCAATACTACGCTGTGTAGCATCGGCTTCTTGTTGAGCAAAATTTTGAACAGCTTTCACACGGTCCTGATACATCTTGTCTTGTGTAACATCTGCTCCTGAACCTAATTCTGCTTGACGAATCTTGGCATAAGCGGCAATCTGAGCATCGGCCCATTTTTGTATCTCGGCAATTTTCTTTTGTGTATCAGTTAAAGTTGCTTCAGTAACTTGACGATCTAATTCTTTAATATTGTTAGCAACAGTTTGTTCTAATTCACGATAATTTAATCGTTCTTTTTCAATATCTCTAGCTTTTTGTAATTCACTATTTTGTTCTTTGAAAGATTCATACCTTTGATTTTCTAAACTCTTCATTTGGTTTAGAACAGCAATTTCTTGACTATGATCTTCACCGCGTTTATTTGCTTGTTCAGCTTGTAATTTGGCAATATCACCATTTAATTTTTGTAATTCAATTAAATGTTTGCGTTCATTATCAAAGTTGGCTAATTCAGCGGCCTTGCGTGTATCACTAGCACCTATTAAACTAATTTCCAATGCTATGCGTTTTTGTGCTTCTTCATTGGTCAACTTCATCATGTCCAATTGATTTTTAAGATTAGCCACCGCACCAGCATTAGGATCTAGTGTTGGACCAGTTACCAATGGAATCTTTTGTTCATCTTTGTTTTTCTTAAGAGCATCTGTGTTGCCATTAATTAAACCGGTTAGTTTATCCCAAGCACCACTAACAGCACCACTGATATCCGATCCTAATTTACTAAAACCAGCACTCATGCTATCTACTTGTCCGGTCAATTTTTCCCATAATACATATAAGGTAGCAGTAGCACCGACAACAGCAAGTATACCAGCAACCACCGGAGCAAATTCCACAACTAATGTGGCAAGTCCTACAGCAAGAGGTGCCACAGCGGCATATAATGCTTGAAATAAACTAACAATACCTGAACCTATAATAGCAATGAATACACCTAATAAAGCATCTCCAGCCAATTTAGCAACACCAAATTCATCTGCTAATTTGGTAACATAAGAAATAAAATTAAGTATTGGTGCCAATAATGCTAGGATTTGATTTTTAACATCACCAATAAACACAGCAAGGCTAGCATAAGCCTTTTGAGCCGCTTCAGCACCAGCCGCGGCATCTGCCATCTTACCTTTATTTTCTTCTATTTGAGCACTGAGTTCTTTGAAATCAACGCCCTTGAATTGACGACTTAATAATTCATAAGCAATTTGAGCTCGTTTGGCTGGATCTTCCATGCTGCCAAGTGCTTTGACCACCATGTTAAACACTTCATCTGGGCTGTGTGTTTTAAGATCCTCCATGGTAATTCCAAGAGCTTGAAAATCGGCACGGAGTTTTAAGTTACCATCATTGGCATTTTGAGCAGATTTTTCTAAGAATCCCAATGCTGTTGCCAAATTATCAGTATCTTTACCTACACTTGCGGCCGCACGACTAATTTCTAATAGACTCTCAGTGGTCATGCTGGTTGAATCGGCTAATCTAGCAATAGCCGCACCACCTTCTACTACACTTTCAATAAATGATACTACTCCAATTTGAGCAATAGCGGAACCCAATTCACCAAATGCTTCTTTTAATGGATCAGTACTTTTCTTCATATTGGCCATTGTGGTATTAACACTATCACCAGCGGCTTTTACCTTGGCACTGAAATCATTAATCTGTTTGACCGCATCATCCAGGCCTTTCTGGAAGATACTGGCATCTATAGTTAAATTTACATTTAGATCATTTGGTCCGGCCATATTAGATTCCTACACTTTTTATTCTTTGAAGTATTACTTGTTTGGCATAATCAATAGTAGGTTGACTCATACCATTAGGTGATTGCGTAGATCCACGCATCTGACCATCTCTAAAACCGCGTCCAGCATCCAATACTCCTGCGTAAGGATATTGAGCCTGTATGGTTCTACCATTTAGACTGGTATTAGATCGAGCATTGCCAGTTTTTACAGGAGTTAATTGGTAAAATCTTTGATAAATTTGAGGCATACTAGCATCAATAGCACGATCCAATTGAGCTAATGTTATAAACAATTTATTTGGATTTACTGACATTCCCACCGGCAAAACTCCTTGCTCTTTCTACCATACGCAACATTTCTGTTTCGTTGGGTTTTTTAGCACCAACAGCTTTGCCATCTGCCAAGTCTTGTTGATACTTTCTATATTTTGTAGCTACATCCATAACATAAAGATCGAATGTGTCTGCTCTCTCAAGGGCCTCGCTGGGTAAACAATGATATCTTGTAGCTAGATTGTCTATGGTCAAAACTAGAAAGATATCTTTTTCATTCCAATCAGGGTCCTCGCCTACTACTTTCCCAAGGTCGCTACAATCTTGGTAATTGCCCTCATTAATACTGGTCCAGGAATACTAACTTCTTCAGTAATAATTTCTTTGCCTTCTTCATCAAGAATCATCTTGCGTACCAATTCTAACATGGCTTCATTATCAGTACCTTGACTGGCGGCCAGTTTCATAAATGTTTGGATTGGTTGGCGATCATAAGTGTAAAACTCAAGTGATTCACCGTAAGAGGCAACAGTATCCTCATCATCGAGAATTACCTGTATTAGTTTGGGTTTGCTTGCTAGGTCTTTTAATTTCATCTTTCAATCCTTTTTCTATCAATCAGTTTGTTTACAATCAATAAAATAAAACTCATTCTATTGGTTGCTTTTTCTAAATCTTTGCGAGCACAACGAATTTCATTTTGTGCTTTGGCAATCTCTGGAAGCAGAGCATCCAGTAAATCTTCATCTCTTTTGTTGTCTAAGAGGTCCATAAATCTTCTTCCTTTGTATTTAACCAGGGAAACAAAATAAGGGCATGAAATGCCCTTATCGTGCTTTCTATTCAACTATTAGGTTGCTGAGAAAATGTATTCACCAGTAACAATGATGTTAATTGGTGTTACCCAGACTGGAGCTGTAGCAGTAATGCTTGGCTCTAATCCAGTGATATATCCTTGTCC